ATTTCAGATGCACCACGCATAGCTTCTCTATGCATATGCTGCAAGAGATCTGACTGAGAATCAAATGCAAGAGCATCTTCAGTAAGTTCAAAGAAGAAACCAAGCTGATGGATAGTTCCTTCAATAACTTGACGAGTAAAACCTACACGGTTATATCTACCACCATTCTCACCAATTACAGGGAGCTTACCAGTAATAGTAGAGATGTCCTTAGAAGAACCGTACATGTTACCACCAGCATAGTAAACACCGGTAGCATCAATACCTTGGTCATTCTGGTTTCTATCATCTAAGAGAGGGAGCCATACATACTGCTTAAGGAACTTACCATTGTTAGGAGCAAGGTTACGCTGAGTACCAAGCTTAGCAAAGGTCTGAATCTTAGCAGCTTCAATAAGGGAATCACGAATCCAATAGTCATTAACTAACTGCTTCTTAAGAGAACCAGTATCAGTAGTATTACCTGAACCATAGTTAATATAACCATGAGAAGCATCAGTTACAGTAGAAGCTTGTCTACCACCATTACCATACTGTACACCATAAGAAATAGTATTAGAGTTAGAATCGGTATAACCCTGAGCTGATTGAGAATATTCAAATGAAGGCATAGTTTATTACATCCTTAATAATTCATTTAGATTAATCTTAGCAAACTCAGCATCAGAACAATTTAAAGGATCATACATAGGTCTAGCTCCATTACCATTAGCTCTAATAGGGCTTACACTTTGCTTTCTCTGCTGCATAATCTGCTGCTGTTGCATTTGCTGCTGTTGATAAGGATTAATCTGTTGTTGTTGATAAATTGGTTGTTGCATGTACTGCTGTTGAGGCTGTACATATTGAGGCTGAGGTTGTGCATATTGAGGAGCTTGTTGTTGTTGTTGTTGTTGCTGCTGATACATTTTAGTAGCTACAGCCACATATGCATCATAATCGGACATATTAGCAAATTCAGGGTTATTAATACTTCTAGCATATGTAATCTCTGAAATGATCTTATCATGCATACCCTCTTCCATGAGAGTAGTAAGTCCTTTTAATGCATTTGGTTCATGTAAGAATTTACTTACAGATTCTTTATCAGTAGTAGCTAAATTAGTAAGATAGTCTAATACCTTAGAATATGCAGGTGATAGCTTAATATCTTCTAATGCTTCCTGAGATCTATACTGAGATTCACTAATCCTATGGTTGTTAGGTACATACTCACTTGTTGAAGCTCCTTCTACAGGATTACCCCATTCATCTGTAGATTTAGAAACCAAGGAGTTAATATCTATCTTCTTATCTTGGATTAGTTTCTTAATGGCTTCTGGATTACCTTGGAATAAATCAATAGCATAGTTAAGGTTCTCACCCAACATACCATTATTTTCCAAAGCTTTCATTTCCATTAATCTTGGTTTTAGCTGCTGTTGCTTCTTGGTATAGTCAATACCCTGTTGCATAAGAGGGATAGCATCATGCCAATCTCTTAACTTAAATGACTTACCAGAGGCTTTAAAGTCAGACATGATAGTTCTGTATGCTTCCATAGCTACATTAGGATCTATCGCATCTAATTGCCCTTCCTGAGGCTGTTCTTGTTGTACCTGTTGTTGCTGTTGTGGTACATCCTGCTGAGGGTTCTGCTGATAGTTTTCCTGATAAGACTGGTTAGCATACTCATCAACCTGTCTATCAATCTCTTGCATTACATCGTTAGGATTTGCCTTAAGAAACTCTTCATCACTAATTGGAGCTTCTTCTTCCTGCTGATAATTCTGATCTTCAAACATTATCTTACTCCTCTACAATTTCTGCATCATCTTGAAGAGCTTGCTTAGCTGATTCTGCATTTCTTTCAATAGCAAGGAAATATCCTTCTAATCTAGCAATAGCTTCTAGATTAGCATAGTGTCTTTTCTTACTATCATCAGTAGCAGCAAATGGTAAAGCCATCATATTCCCTTTAATGCCATCATCAATAAATCTTTTAAGTACAATTTCCTTAAAATCTTCATTGTTTTTGAGAGCATTAAGTCTTTCATTTAATCTAATACTTTCATTAAGTGCTTTAGATTCTTCTTCGGTCATTATAAAGTTCCTTTCTTTTTATTAGCTTGGTTTCTGATTTTTGCCATTTCGTCACGATGTTTCAAGAGACTTTCTTGGTTCTTTAATCGTAACTCTTCATCTTTCTGGTCTGCTTTACGAGATTCCATAGCATACTTCATGCCTAGTTCCTGCATAGCCTTCTCAGCTTGAGCTTTAGCCTGAGCTCCTTGAAGTTCCATGTTTCTATTATGAGTAATACCCATAACATTATCCATGTATTCCTGGTCAACCTGACGAGCAAGAGCATTAGTGTAGTTAGCCTTAGCCATTTCGCCTTGAGCTCTACCCATAACTTCTTGTGGTTTGTATTCAGCTTCAACCATTTCACTTTGGGCTCTAGCACCATTGTAGTTAGCTTGAGCTTGAAGATTCTGAATCTCAGCTTGTAACTTACCAACTTGTGCTTCCAACATCTGCATCTGTAACTGTTGAAGTTGCTGCTGCATAGGATCTGGTTCAGGAGGTGTATATCTCCTTACACGTTCTGCTAATTCAGGCATCTTACGTAATTCACAGATTTCAGAAAGAATCATTTGAGTCATACCTTGGTCTACTGTATTACCCAAGGTCTGTAACATAAATGCTAAAGATTCTGCTTTCATTGTATCTTCTTCTGCAGAAGTAATAGCTAAATCCAAATCAAAGTTACCTGCTAGATCATCTCTTCTAATCTCTACAAAGTCTTCATTAGTAACTCTGATTATTTCACTATCATTAAGCCAAAGAGCATTCATAGCTATAATCTTTCTAGCTACTTTCTTTAAACCATCTGCTAATCTTCTAAGTATTCCCATTTCTCTCTTAGATGCAGCATCAAGTACACTACGTACACCACTAGCTGTATCACCTAAGGAATTACCATTAATACCTTCAGAATAAGCTTTAACACCCGTAAGTGCTTCTGCTTCTTGTTGTTGTCCTTGTATAAATACTAAAGGAGTCTGAGGTAACTCAGGGTATGTGAATTGGAATATAGCTTGATTAGCCGGTACTCCTGGATTTAGCATAAAATCATCACCTTTAATAAACTTATTAAAGTTGACTGGATCTATAGCATCTTTAGTAATTGCTGTTTGAGAGTTAGCACTCTTACCTAATGTATCAATAAATCCTCTAGTAATAGAACCAATGATATCCTGATTATCTTCAATTAATGCTCCATCAGGTTCACCATAGATATTATTAGCAATAGGTAAATAAGGAACTATTACAAAAGGAGGCTTATGATCTGGATATGGATTCTCTTCTAATCTAATAAGAGTATCTCCAACCCAAGTAGCAACAATAGGTACTTTAGTACCATCTCCATTGATATCCCAATTACCCCAGTACTCATATACTGTAACTTTTCTTCTAGCAGGATCTTTGAATGTATCTACTACACTAGTATTTAAATAAGAATTATCTATAGCAGAATCATCAGGAATCTGATCTACATTCTTATATCTACCATCAGCCATCAAATCAGCTTTACATGAAGTAAATACATAGATAACGAATTCAGCATTATCTAATTCACCTTCACAAGTAGGATCTACATAAACCTTTCTAAAGTCTATTACAGATATATTAGGTTTATTAATAACAATTTCTTGCTGTTCTATCTGAGTACCTACTTGTATTGGTTCATACATAATAGGAGGTAATTGTGATAACTGTTCTTGAATCTGTTGTTGGAGCTGTTCTTGCATTTGCTGTAACTGTTCAGGAGGTAGACCCTGCTGTTGTGCTTCCATCAACTGTACTTGCATTTGCTGCATTACTTGTTGTTCTCTAGCTTGAGTTTCTTCTTCTGCTTGCTGTAATGCATTTACCCAATGAATAGGAACATTCTGAGAGTATATAGAATCGGAGAACATTCTTTGTACTCTAGTAAATCTATTAGCTGCTTGTACATCGCTAGGGTCTACAGGCTGAAGTTGATACTGAGGTACTGGAACATCTTGGTAATTAGTCTTTTCAATCCAATCAACTCTAAAAATAGCTGTACCTGTATCAACAGCACTTCTAACATAATCATCAATAAGCTTAATCTTGTTAATCTGTGTATTAAATTGATAGTTTAATACTAACTCATTCTGTCTAGCAGAATACCCATCCTCATAGGATACAGGATTAACTTTGAATATGTTAGGTGTGGATAGGAAAGGTTCAGATAGAGATGCATATCTCCATTCTGCCTGTTTACGTATAAGCTTAGGAACAATTCTACTTCTAAACTTATCTTTACATTTAGGAAGTGGTCTAGCTTCTAATTTATCAAGCCAATGTGTAATTTTAGCAACCTGACCTGAATGATATGTGTTAGAATTATTTAAGTCTTGCTTAAGACTATCAATAGTAGGTTCATTGTTCCAATTAGTTAATTTCATAGATTAGCTCCAAAAATTGGTGTCAAGTTATAAATAACATTATTTAACAATGTCAAGGAATTTTTATGAATATTAAACCATTAGTAAAAGATTTTATCAAACCAGAATATAAAAGAGATCTATCAGGTGGTATGGATATCTACTTCCAAGAAGATGTAGAACTTACAGTTGGTAAGGATAATGTAATTAATTTAGGCTTCTGTGCAGAAGTTCCTGAAGGACATGTAGCTTTACTTGTTCCTCGTTCTTCTACAGGTATGAAAGGATTACACTTAAGAAATACAGTAGGTGTAATTGATGCTGATTATAGAGGTGAATGGATTGCTCATATCACATATGATGATATCAATGTATGGGGAAATACAATTAAATTTAAAAGAGGAGAAAGAGCTTTACAAGCTTTAATAATTCCTGTAAAACAAGAATCCATCAACATAGTTGATGAATTATCTGTCACTGGTAGAGGTGATGGAGGTTTTGGTAGCACAGGGGAATAACATGGACATTCTAGCTCAGTATCCTACCCCAATAGCATTAGCCTTATTAGGTTTAGCTATACTGGTAGCATACATGATATATTTAATATTTTTCTATTAATAAATAAACCCCCTTAAATGGGGGTTATTTAATCTTTAAGAAGTCTAATTCACTCATCCTTTCTCCATATTGTTTATTTACATAGTGAGAAGAACCATGTTTAAGTACATATTCTTGATAGCATTTTATTAAAGAATCTTGAGATTTACATTTATCAAATATATTATTCTTTCTTGGTTTTCGATTAGCCATATAATTTCCTGTATAGTTATAATTATATAATTATACAAATAATTCTATATTTCCATAGGAGTTTTTATGAAATATACATCTCAAAATCCAATTACAACACAAGTACAAGGTTACTTGTTAGACCCAATGAAGAATGCTTTAAGTAAGTATACTATTATTGCAGAAGCTACTGATTCTAAAGGTTCTGCTAAAGGATTAAGAGCTACTTATCAGACAGGTGTTAAAGGGTTCTATAAGTTCTTCCTTGTAGAAGGTTATCATAATATTTATCTACTTAAAGATGAAGATAGTACTGAACAGCTAGTAGGTACAGTACATGTACAGGAAGATGATTTAAATAAGGTTTATTCTCTACAGGAGTTATTAAATAAATGATTAATAAAGATATTACTACTGCTGCTGAATTAATTAAGAAGTGGGAAAGCTTTAGAAGTAATGCTTACTTATGCCAAGCAGGACAGTGGACTATTGGTTATGGTACTACTGGTTCATGGGTTAAGAAAGGTGTAAGTATTACTAAAGAAAGAGCTGAAGAATTACTCTTAGAAAGAATCCAAGTAGATTATGATTATCTTAAGAAACTAGGGCTTAAGCTTAATGCTAATCAGTTTGGTGCTGTATTAAGCTTTATGTATAACACTAAAAGAGATGCTTTTAATTCCTCTACTCTATTGGTTTGCCTTAAGAGTAAAAACTATGAAGGAGCTGCTGAACAGTTCTTAAGATGGAAGTATTACACTGATCCTGTAACTAAAGAAAAGAAGGTATCTAATGGTCTCCTTAATCGTAGAATTGATGAAAAGAATCTCTTTCTTAAGCCAGTATAAAGTATTCTGGTATATATTATGCGTTTTAAGCCTATGTATTGCTTCATGGTTGCATGGTAATCATTATGCCTATAAAGTATATCAGGAAAAGATTACTAACGAATCTCGTGCAAATCTGGAGGCTTTAAGACGATTTCAGGAAGAGAGCCAAGAAAGAGAAGATAATATAGTTAAAGATTATTTATCTCAGATAGAAGATTTAAAGTCTAAACAGGAGGATATTAGTGAAGCTAAGATTAGTGATGTTGTTGAGTGTCCTAAGCCTGTTGTTACTAGGGTGTACATCAACAAGACAGATACCAATAGAACAGTGTCCAAAGAAAAAACTAAATCCAATCTTCTCTGTTACACCGAGTCCCAATTACGAGAAAAGATTAAAGCAAGTATGGATATCGGAAGAGAATGTGACGAATTAGTTATTAAATACAAAAGCTTATATGAGGTGTGTAAATGATGGGATTTTTAATTGCTATTCCAATCTTTATCATTATTGCATTAATAGCTATTAATTTTACTAATGATGATGATGATTGGTATTAGCGGCTTCGCCGCTATGTGAGATAATTGCATAGGAGAACTATTATGAGACAACTTAAAGATTTTAATTTAGATGACGATGATATCGTTGAGATTTATTCTGAAGATAATTTACTGTTTTCAGGTAAGTATGCTGATGTTCCTGAAGAGTTAACTCTTTATGAGGTTAAGAAAAAGTTACGTATTTATGATGTAGTTGTAGTGGATATCTAGGAGTAAGTATATGTTTAATTTCATTATGAGTATCGGCTTCATTATTTCATTAGTAATGGTCTTTATAGCTACAACTAGCTATTTAGATAAAGTAAGTAAAGATGAAATGAATGAAGAGGATTCCCATATCTTTAAGTTTGCTTTAACTATGTTCTTCTTA